GGGCTACTCCACAGGATTTGTTTGACAAATTAAACAAACAGTTTAACTTTGATATTGATGTGTGTGCAGATGTTTCTAATGCAAAATGTAAAAAATATTATTCTATTGAGGACGATGCGCTGTCACAAACATGGAAAGGATACTGTTTTATGAATCCGCCCTATGGACGAGAGATATCAAAATGGGTAAAAAAAGCGTATGAGTCTAGTGGCGCAAACAGTTTCAGTCCTATTTCATCAGGTGAAGCGACTGTTGTTTGTTTGTTGCCTTCAAGAACAGATACAAAATGGTGGCATGACTATGTGATGAAAGCTGATACGGTAAAGTTTATTAAAGGTCGATTGAAATTTGACGGTCATAAAAACTCAGCCCCATTCCCTTCTGCTATAGTTGTTTTTGGAAACTACCCTAAATACCAATGGGGATTTTTTGCTTATGAGTAACTTTACATGGTCATACTCAGGACTATCCTTGTTTAAGCAATGTCCTAGAAAATTCTATCGCACAAGAATTAGTAAGGATATTAAGGAAGAAGAACAAGACCATTTAATTTATGGGAAAGCAGTCCATACAGCCGCAGAAGAATATGGTAGAGATGGCACACCATTGCCAGAAAAATATAAGTTCATTCAACCCTATGTAGATACTTTAATGAGAACAAAGGGTGACAAGTACTACGAGTTAAAGATGGCTTTAACCGCAGATTTAGAACCATGTGAATTCTTTGACCCTGAAGCATGGTGGCGTGGGATTGCTGATTTTATTACAGTTAACGATGTAACCGCATTATTGGTGGATTATAAGACCGGAAAATCAGCGCAATATGCGGATACTAAACAGTTAGAGATACTGTCATTAGCATTATTTAAACATTTCCCTAAAGTTAATACAGTAAAAGGTGGGCTGATGTTTGTGGTTGCAGATAAATTTATTGAAGCTAAATTTTATAGAGAACGAGAAGAAGAATATTGGGAATCGTGGGATAAGGATATTGCTTCATTGAATTTATGTTTTGGATCAAACACTTGGAACCCTAAAAGTAATTTCAGTTGCTACCGATTCTGCCCTGTCTTAGACTGTGAATATAATGGGAGGGCTTAAAAATGCCATTAAAAAAAGGAAAGTCTGACAAGGTAATTAAAGCTAATATTGTGGAATCTATTAAGTCGGGAAAACCACGTAACCAAGCAATCGCTATTGCGTTAAGCAAGGCAAGAGGTAATAAAAATAATGCCATACGTAAACAAAAAAAGACCGTACAAAAAAGAGTACCAACAACAAAAAGCAAGGGGCGAAAGAAAAAGAAGAAACGCTAGGGAAAGAGCGAGATATGAAGCCAAAAACAAAGGTAAAGATGGGAAAATTACCGATGTAAAAGGGGAAGATATAGATCACAAAAAGCCATTGAGTAAAGGTGGTACGAACAAAGCCTCTAATCTTAGAAGTGTATCTCCTAGTAAAAATAGGTCATTTAGCCGAAACCCAGATGGTAGTGTGAAAAAGAATGTGCCTAAAAAGAAAACAGCCAAGAAAAAAACGAGTAAAAAGAAAACAAGTAAAAAGAAGAAGTAATGCAAGTAATTGATAACACACTAATCCTTCGTACAAGACATCCTACAAAAATACAGGATAGAATTCCTGATAGTGATATTGTTAGAAAAGACAATGATATCTACACTATGACAGTGGAGTGGGATTTATATACTGCGCAACAGTTAGCAAGGTTGCGTATGAAAAACATCCCTTCTCCTATCATGCGAGATTATAACTGGTCAGGTGTCTATGCGCCGATGGATCACCAAAAAGTTACGGCTGAATTTTTAACCTTGAACCCAAGAGCTTTCTGTTTTAACGAACAAGGTACAGGCAAAACTGCGGCAGCGCTTTGGGCTTCTGATTATTTACTACAACAAGAATATATACATAGAGTTCTAGTTATATGCCCGCTTTCTATAATGCACAGCGCATGGGGGGCTGATATGTTTGACTTTGCCCCGCATAGGTCAATGGGAGTAGCTTATGGGGCGAAAGATAAACGGAAGGAGATAATAAAAAAAGACTACGAGTACATAATCATTAATTTTGATGGTATTGATGTAGTTAAAGAGACTATTGCAAAGGGTGGCTTTGATTTAATCATTATAGATGAAGCCAACGCCTACAAAAACTGTACTACTAAACGATGGAAGACAATCAACAGATTAATTAAACCATCAACGTGGATGTGGATGATGACAGGAACCCCCGCCGCCCAATCTCCGTTAGACGCACATGGGTTAGCTAAGTTATGCGTACCTAAAAATGTCACTCCTTCTAAAACAAGATTTAAAGATTCTGTGATGTACCCTGTATCTAAATTTAAGTGGATGGCAAAACCAACCGCTCAAGCTACAGTGCATAAAACACTTCAACCTGCGATTCGGTTTACTAAAGAACAGTGTCTTGATTTACCGGAAGTTACCTATGTAGAACGGCAAGCACCTTTGACTTTACAGCAACAACATTACTATAAAGAACTATGTCGGGAATTTGTTATTTGTGCGGGGGAAGAAAGTGTTACCTCTGCTAATGTTGCCGTAAATATGAGTAAACTATTACAGTTATCGGGGGGCGCAGTTTATTCAAACAACGGTAATGTTATAGAGTTTGATGTGTCCAACAGGCTAAAAGTAGTTAAAGAAGTTATAGATGAAGCGACTGCAAAAGTTTTAATCTTTGCTCCTTTCAAACACACCATAGCTATGTTGTATGAGTTTCTAAATAAGGCAAAAATATCAGCAGAATGTATAACAGGGGAAGTATCGGTAAGTAAACGGACAAGGCTGTTTGATTTTTTTCAAACAACTTCAGAGCCTAGAGTTTTAATAATCCAACCACAAGCGGCGGCGCATGGGATCACTTTAACTGCCGCTAACACAATCATATGGTATTCCCCCATAACATCTACAGAAACATATTTACAAGCTAATGCAAGGATAGACCGCAAGGGTCAGAAAAATGCGATGACCATTGTAAATATAGATGGCTCCCCAATAGAACGTAAGCTATATAGACTGCTTTCTGGGCGTTTAGAAGCACACGTTAAACTTTTGGATTTATATGAAGAAATAATTAAAGAAAGCACTTGACACAGTTAAGTGTAAGTAATTAGAATAATAAATAAAAACTAAAGAGTGTTAAGGAGAAGTAAATGGCCGCTATTATTGAGGAAGAACCCTCACTTGATCAGATTTGCGCCGCTCATCTTAAAATACGTGATGAGATCGCAAAAATTAGAAAAGATGCTGACAGAAAAGTTAGTCGTTTAGAAGAAGATAAAGCAAAGTTAGATGCTTTCCTTGCTAATAAATTGCAGGGGATGGGGGTAACAAGTGCAAAGACTTCTTCTGGAACTATCATGTTGTCAGAAAAAAGACGGTTCTCTACAACGGATTGGGAAAATATGTTCCGATTCATAGGAGATAATGACGCATTTGAATTGTTAGAAAAACGAATTCATCAAACTAATATGCGTACATTTCTGGAAGAGAACCCAGATAACCACCCAAAAAATCTGAATGTTTTTTCAGAATCTAAAATAACTATTCGTAAATCATAGGAGAAGTAATAGTATGGAAAATATGAGACACCTTATCAAAGACGTAGAGGCAATGTACCCACGTATAAACAGGCCGTACAGATTTGATGGCGTAAATGCGGGAAAATCAGTGCCATGTGAAGCCCACGAAGATGGAGCGGCATATGAATTACAATTTCGTATGGATCGTGAACAAGCGTCAGCATTATTGAAAGCGATGAAAAACGCTTATGCCGCAGTTAGGGAAAGCGACCCCAAGAAAAGCAAAGGGGACAAGGCTTGGCCTGAAAAAATAAAGACCCCATTTAAGGATGAAGGGGATGGTTTTTACACCCATAAGGCCAAGATCAAAGCGCAGTATAACAACCAATTAACTCGTCCCATTGCACATTTTGATTCTGAGCGAAACGCATTACCGGAAGGTTTTGAATTAACTACTGGCAGTATGGTTAACATTGCTTGTGTATTTATTCCTTACAATACTGACATGGCAGGTGCAGGTGTATCACTAAGATTAAGTGCTGTACAAGTGCTTAAATTAGCAGAACGTCAGCAAGCGTATAATCCTTTTGAAGTTGTAGAAGGAGGCTTTAAGGTTCAACAGGAGGAAGATAACCCTTTTATGGAAATGGCAGATGAGGAACTTGACGCAAAGGAGGAAGAGGAAGAAGACCCGTTTGAAGAACCAGAAGAAACGCCAAAAGTTAAAACCCGTAAGAAAAAAGCTCCTTCTAGTGGAAAAGATTCTACTGACAAGAGGGCATTGAAGGATGTACTCACTAAAATTAACGACTTGGATTCTGATGACATAGATGATGAACTAGCCGATGAGTGATTATCGCGGATATTCCAATAAGATAGTCAATGCCAATGCCAATGCCGATATGGACAGCGCAGGGGTGAAACTTGGAAGGTTTTGTATTAAATATGATAGGCGTGTTTCTGATGTTTCAGAGAGATTTAATGTATCCAAACTAACTATTTATAAATGGTTTGATGGGAGTTGGGTTCCTAATAAGAGACACACAGAATTAATACTTGATTTTCTTGAGAGGGAATATGAGAAGGTCTAGTTATTATGCCAACACTTTTACAGAAGATCCTTCCAGATAAAGGGCATTATTGTACCGTTGGGTTAAAAGAAGATACTCCTCCACAACAAAGTTTTCATAGTACTTGGGAAGATGTAGAAAATGATGTTGCTGAATTATTAGAAGGGGGGTTTAACGTATATTTTGCGTGTGCTTCATTCCAAGAATCTGAAAAGAGGACACAAGATAACGCTGAATATATGAAGTCTTTTTGGCTTGACTTGGATTGTGGTGAAGGAAAACCCTATCCAAGTCAAACTGATGCTTTAGAAGCGTTATTATCTTTTTGCAAAACGGTTAAGTTACCTGCCCCTACTATTGTTAATAGTGGGAACGGTATTCATGTCTACTGGATATTAAAGAACGCCATTCATAAAGATGAATGGAATCCTATTGCAAAACATTTAAAGAATTTATGTAAGGAGAAGGGACTTGAAGCAGATCCGGCGGTTACGGCAGATAGCGCACGAATTCTACGTGTGCCAGATACGCTTAATTATAAAACCGATCCCCCTGCTGAAGTATCAATACTGCACGAATCCTCTGAAGTTGATTTTGAAGAGGTTAAAACACTTATTGGAACCCCCCAAACCGATGAAGAGTATTTATTTGCGGAGGTTGATGCGCGAAAGAAAGATAACCAACAACATTCTTTTGCTAAAATTATACAGAAAACAATTAAAGGAAAAGGATGCGCCCAAGTAGAACACGCAATAATAAATCAAGACCAAACTGATTATAATTTATGGCGGGCTATTCTATCTATAGCGGCTAATTGTAAAGACTCTGATATGGCAATCCATGCGGTTTCAGATAAACACCCTGATTATGATCGCCAAAAGACAGAAGAAAAAGCGGTTGATTTAATTGGAAAACCTTATCGTTGTGACACAATAGATGAAACCAACATTAATGTTTGTGATGATTGTCCTCATTTTGGGAAAATAAGAAGTCCTATAGAGTTGGGGCAGCAGATTAAAGAAAATACAGATATTAATGAAAATACATTAATATCTAACAATCACCCAGCGCTTCCTTATCCTTTTTTTAGAGCTTTAAAGGGTGGAATATACAAAAAAGCTAGAAAACCTGAAGATGATGATATTCAAATATATCACAATGATCTGTATTTAATTAAGCGACTGCATGATAAAGAGAAAGGGGATATGGCTCTTGCGGAGTTACATCTTCCTAAAGATGGTACGCGGGAATTTTTAATCCCATTATCTAGCATGACTAGCAAAGAAGAATTAAGGAAGATTCTTTCAGCACAGGGCGTTGTAATGATGCCTAAACAACTAGATAACATGATGGTGTATTTAATTGAGTGTACAAAAAATCAACAGTCTCAGGATGAGGCAGAGATTATGAGAACACAATTTGGTTGGGTGGATAATGACAGTAAATTTATTCTTGGGGATAAAGAGATTAATTGTTCTGCTGTCCGTTATTCTCCACCTTCTCCTAAGACAGAATCCATTTGTAAATGGCTTATTGCTAAAGGGGATATTGAAGAGTGGAAAAATGTTATTCAGGTTTACAACAAGCCTGATTTTGAACCCCATGCGTTTGGATTTTTTACCGCATTTGGTGCGCCACTGATAAAACATCTTGGATTTAACGGTGCGTTAATAAATTTGATTAACTCATCATCAGGCACAGGGAAATCTACCGTGTTAAAGATGTGTAATAGCGTGTATGGACACCCTGACAAGCTACTGGCACAGGAAACAGATACTTTTGCACATAAAATGTACCGATTAGGGGTAATGAATAATCTACCTTATACGGTAGATGAGATAACGAATATGCACCCTGAGTCTGTTAGCACACTTTTATATAACGTATCACAGGGTTCTGGCCCCGGAAGGATGCAGTCTCAAAATAATATAGAGAGGAAGAACGATACTAATTGGAGTTTGATTGCGCTTGCAAGTTCTAATGCGTCTATGGCAGAAAAATTATCCCTGATTAAGCAATTTGCTGACGGGGAGATTATGCGGTTACTGGAGTATCGTATTGACCGTACTGATAACATTAGTAAGTCTGACGCTTATAAATTGTTTGAAGGTGGGCTATTAAATAATTATGGGTTGGCAGGGCCAATTTATATTGAGTATTTAGTCAAGAATCTACCAAAGGCAGTTAAATTAGCACAGGGTATACAGGAACATTTAGATGCTAAAGCTAGTTTAAACTCACGGGAAAGGTTTTGGTCTGCTGTTATATCCTGCAATATAGCAGGAGCGCAAATTGCGAACTACCTAAAGCTAATAGACCTAGACATCCCTAGAGTATTGGATTGGGCAAGTAATGAGCTTGTGGATACATTAAGACAACAAATTATAGAGCCTGAAATAGATTTTGTTGGGGTGCTAGGCGGATTCTTAAATGTGAATCGTGGGCATATTTTAGTGGTCAATGGCGCACAAGATGCCAGAAACTCAATTACTCCATTGCCTGTTGTAGAACCACGCTATGAACTAACCACTCGACTAGAGCCAGATACAGAAACTTTATATATTTTTAGTAAAGCGATTAGGAACTACTGTGCTAAAGAACAAATTATATTTAAAGATTTGGTAAGGGATTTAAAAGATAAAGGGATTCATCAAGGGACTGTACGCAAACGACTAGCAAAAGGTACATCTATTGATAGCCCTCCTGTTGAAGCTCATATATTTAAACTGGAAGGTACTGATTTAATAGATACCGAATTTATGCAAACTTTAGGACAGGAAATTGATGATCCAGATTCACGGGATAACCTTTGATATAGAGTGGGGTAAATTTAAACCCCACTCTTCTTTTTTTATTCCATGCCTCGATACCAAAGAAGCAAAGAAGGCTTTAAGAGTAGCTTGTAAACATAAAAAATATAAAACCCGTATGAAAGTAGTAATTGAAAATAAGATAAGAGGTATAAGAGTATGGAGATTACCAGATGACTGAAAAGAAACCACCTATTTATTATGTAGTTTTAAATACTTTGAAAGCATACGAACAAGCTAATTATGCTAGTGGTAAAAGAAAACGAGAAGCAGATAAAAGAAAACGAGAAACAGATAAAAGAAAAGAATTACAGGAGCAAACTAACGCCAAACCTTTACCCGATCTGGATTGACCATGACAGGGGTACACGTTGCTCCTACTTCCGGCTGATTGTATTTCTGCGATTGCCAATAATTCTGCCTACGCAAACTTCTTGCAAAATACTGACAACGATCAATAGATTCCCAGTAAAACTTATCGGGCTGCGGTTGCCCGTCTAAAAATGTTGTCAACATAAATACAAGAAGCATTACTCACTACTACCTCCTTGTTGAAATAACCAAACAAAACCTATAATAAACCCCAAGAAAAATATTACAAAAAACATTATTGCTATAAAATCAGCAATCTTTTGTTTAAGCTCTTGTCGAGCATGGATTTGTTTCTTACGTTCAGCACGAATTTCTTTTTCCATCTGTACTAATTCAGTCCAAGCATCTTTGCCCCAACTGTACGTTATTAACTCATATAAAGTTTTACGTTGTTCGGCCATTTTGCGTTTAGCAATAAGTGCATCAAACGCTTCTTTTTCTACAGACTTAGCAGCAGTAACTTTTTGAAATATACTAGGATTCTTAGCTCTGTTTTCAGCCGCATTAATATCCGACACACACTCAAACCAACGCGATATATGACCCATAGCTGATTCTAATTCACGCCCAGAATTTACAGCTTTAGTTACACCATTTATACATTTGCCAGCAAGGGTAATAGCTGCGGTAATGGTTAATGGATCGGGCATATACTACCTCGAATAATCATTAAAATTGCTGTAAATGCTGATCCATATGTTTTAAGTCTAAAAAGTTTTTGAATGGTAATTCTTTACCTAGTACTTCATATGTTGCATCACTAAGAGATATACCAGAAAAACTTAACTCCATAGCCTTCATTCTTGCATCAGCAGATCTTCTTAAATCATAGGAACTTATAGCCCAAGTGCCATATTTAGCTAATTTACGCGCATTATATTCAGGAATATCTACATCACGAATTTCTCTCATTCTTTTTGTATCACCATTTATTTGTGCTAGGGTGTACTCTTGGAAAATTTTTCTTTTCTGAAAAGCCATATCCCTTTCAACCCCTTTCATTAAATTAAAGGTTCTTTTTAATAATGCCGTTTCTGCACCAGCAAAACCTATTGCTTTATTAAATGCTGTCCAATCAGATATATTGGTATTTACAAGATCTCCTTTTCTATTTACAGCGCCTTTATTTACAAGATCATATGCTTGTATTAAATTTTTAAACGCGGAAGGCAAAGACAAAGTAACAGCCGTTTTTGTGTCCATTTCGCCATTCCATATTTTAAGTATGTTCTCCGCAGGAGTTTTTATCACACTAAAAGCTGGCCCTAGATAAGTTTCTAAAGCATAAAGAGGGTATCCTATTTGGCTTATTCTGTAGTCATTATCTCGTATCAAAAGTCCCCGCCAAGTAACTCTATGTGCAATATCCATGTTCATTAAATTAGGAAGCCATCCATAAGCATAATCAGCACCTAAAAATCGAACAGCTTTCATTTCAAGTTCTTCTGCGGGGTCATCTTCCCATACAAGATCATGAAGCATTTCTATTAACCCATATACAGGAACCCCCATAACTCCTGCAACACTAAAAAGACTTGCATTAATTGCGGCGTATTGCCCTATAGCTACAGCTCTTGATTCTTTATCAAGAGGGGCAATAGCTTGGCGCAAAAGTTTATATTGTAGATAAAATTGGGAGAGGGGAAATTTCTTAAAAGTTCCAATAACTTTCCCCCAACTATCCCTGAACCAAGTTGGGCCGACTTCTGTTATTGCAGGGCCGTTTACTGTTTCTACAAAATCTATTGCTTCTTGCATAGCTTCTCTAGTCGCGGTTTTAGAATCTTTACCCTGTTTTAAAAGTCGGTCTTTTTCTAATTTAAAAGCTGCTATTAAAGTTATCTCTCTATTACCACGTTCTGAATTTTGAAACAGCCAGTTTAAAGCGTACTCTGCCCTTGACCAAGTTCCCGTAGGAGATCCTACAGGATCACTTATAGAATCAGGCAATATACTTAACGCTTTTTGCGAGTATTTTACATCTGTTATTTCCTGCCCTGTAGCAATACGAACCGCTTGTTGATCGACTGCCATATCATATAATTCTTTTAATTCCCCTTTTGCATCTTTAAATGCTGTCCAATCTGCTAGAGGAATAGCAATATCTGTATCAGGAATCCCAAGGTCTAGATTAGTATTGTCATCCTGACCACCCATAAAATAATTTGCATAAGATTCCATTAATACTTTTGAAGCTTTTACAGGCCCGTATTTAACAGCCATCATAGGAAAAGCAATAATAGGTATTTGAGAAAAGTTAATGGCTGAAGCGGATATATTACCCATTAAGTACCATTGATACCCAAGGTATGACATATTCGCAGCCCACGGTGCTGGGAAAGGGTTGTATATATTTTTTCTATCGGCGTTTAGCCTATCCATTACCCTTTCGCTTAATGCAGTATACCCCGGAGTTTCATCTTCTACGCCTGTGGCATCTTTTGTTGCGGCTTGTTGTGCTTTTTTCGCCGTTTCTTGTATTACCCCAAACGCATCATCTATTCCTTTTTGACTATTCATTAATGCTTGTTCACTAGCTAATTTATAGCCAACATCTGCAAAATCTGCCAATACATTTTTTCTAAATCCGGGGGTTTTCTTTCGGACTTTAAACTGTTGTTTTACAGAATCACTGGGGAACATAGATAGATAAGTCTCTTGAACAGACTCAATAACACCATCTAGTGCATGGGGGGTATCATCGGGTATACCTTTATCTTGTTTATCTTTTGATCTTAAATTCCTTAATTGTTTTATTACTTTATTAAACTCAGCAGTCATCGCAGGGTTGTCTTGATCTTTTAGACTATCTGTTTGCCTATTATAAATTGTTGAAAAATTAAACGCTCCACGCTTTTGACGTTCTTTTATCGCCATTTGAGCGGCACTTCTAGTTGGAAAGGCTTCTTTCACCCTACCTTCAGTTCCTTCTATTTCGTAATCAATCCAATAATCTCCTGACCTGTATAAAGGTAAGTAAGGATTTATTCTAGATCTTTGTAATCTTAATGTATTTACAAGATCGCTCTCTCGACCTGCGCCTCCTTGAATAGCAAGTTCTACCATTTTATCTATGTGCGCTTGGGCATACTTCCTATAAGTATTGACCATATTTCTATAAAGAAGTTGTAATTCTGGGGGTAGTTTTTTATAGCGTTTGAATAACTCAGACTGCACAACTGCGGGGTTGTTTACATCTGTTAAATCTATTTCATCAATAGTTGAGTCATACGCAATATCATTAAACTCTTCAGCGTATTTAGCGTGTTTTTGTAGAATTTTTTGTCCGTCATAAATAGATTTAGCTATTCTTTTTCTAAGCTCATCTATTTGGCTTTTACGTTTTTTTAATTGTTTATCTAAGGTAAGTATATTGTCAGCTAATCGGTTAATAACTTTTCCTGTTTCTCCTTTTGCTCTTTCAGCTTTATATTTTAATGAATCTGCTAGCTGAAAATAGGAAAGTGTTTTAGTAACAAAACTACTGGAGAATTTTTCTGATCTTTCTATAACCTCAATCGTTTTACCTATGGCAGGTTTTGTAAAATCAGGAGATACTTTTAGTGCAGTATCCCTAGCGCCCCATATAAATTTATCAAAAATACGTTCTGCTTTAAGAGGGTCTGAGGTTTGCTCTATTACAGTTTCATTAGTTCGTGCAGAATTACCACGTATAACATCACCTGCCGCACCATAAGCTAAATCAACAAGATCTTGCGCAGTAAGGGTAACTGGTAAGCCAAGCCTTCTCATCGCATTTTTTATACCCGCAAAAACACGTTTCATAAAAGTAACAACAGGTTTTTCGTAAGAAGGTATTTCATTAGGTTTAAGGTCAGGTGTATAACCATCATTTACTGCTTCTTCTATAAAATAAGCTAGTAATTCATCGTCAGGTTTAGCCGTACCTACTTCTTGTGCAAACTCAACTCTTGCGGCAGCTTTATTAGCAATGATTACTTCAGGAGATGAATTTTTTCCAGCAGGGTTCTGTTTAGCCCACTGTTTTATTTTCTTAATATAAAAATTATAGTTTCCAGAACCAACCAGATTTTTCATTCCTACATGACTACCTACCTCATGCAGAAAAACACTTAACTCATCGCCTTCCTGAATATTATCGGTAAAGAGGTAAATAGTGCCGTCTTTGGTTACAGTCCCTTTTGTGTATACCTGCGGGGCATCTTCTTCTAACCCTGCTTCTTTTGGATTTTTTACAAATTTTATATTTGCTTTTTCTAATGCTGCTTCAGTCGTATTAAATGCTTCAGTAATTGCATCTTTTATCTTCTTAACCGTAGTTGGTTTAGTGGGTACAACAGGACTTACTGAATTTTCTTCTTCAATTATGTCATTGCGTAAATCAAGTTTAACACTCCCATCAATTTGCGTAGAATCACGAAACGCTATTATAGGTATGTATTCTTCTTTCTCTAATATAGCATTTCGTTCTTCTCTAAGATTATCTAAAGTTTTTTGGAGAGCTTCATCTTCCCTATTACTTAATATTGCTTTAGTCTTGCCAATTTCACCGTTAATATCTGTAAGTGTTTTGACATCCTGCTTCAGATTTGGAAAGTCTTTAGATTGTTGATAACTTGCAAGTGTATCATTGGTAATAGCTTGAGCTTCTAAATCTGCTTTATCCTGTTCTAAAGATTGTATTTGTTCATTTAAATCCGCTTCGGTATTTTGAGTTTCTAAGTTAACATCTTGCCTAGCAATTTCTAGGCTTTCTTGCTCCCCCGAAAGTTTTTTAAGATCTGTAACTACCTCTTGCGTTGCATCAATATCAGAATCTGGGTCAGCAATTTTGGGTTTCTTACTTTTTTCAAAGGCTTTTTTTATTGCGTTAAATCTTTGATCAGACGTTGACAGCGTTTGTAACTGAAGTTTTTTTAGTTCCTCAATACGTTTATCTATCGCTTCTATTGATTGACTAGGAGGATTAGTAACAGCTTCTGCATACTGACTAGCTTGTTTAGCTTGTAAATTTATTAATTTTTGTTGTTCTGGAGTTATTTGAGCATCACGTTTAGCTCTGGAATTTAAACCATTGATTAATGCTTGGTTTGCGGCCTCTGCGTATTCAGGATTTTTTTCTACAAAAAATTGTAATCGTAATTTAGCCTGTGCTATAGCTTGGGTTCGTGTTCCCTGTTTTGTAACATCAAAAGGTACGTTATCTATTGAAGAAGCTGAATCTACATCACCTATAAGCTCTTTAAATTCCCGATCAAGCCGTTGTTTTGTAGTTTTTTGTATAGTTTTAAGCGGTCTTTGTTTTACACCTTCTGGTACATCAACTACTTTTGTACCTTTTCTTGTGCCTGTTTGCCGTCTTTGTTTTGCTATTGCCTCTTTGTCAGCTTGTTCTTTTTTGTATTTAGCTTTTTTAAGGTCTTTTATGTCTTGTTTTGTCCAACCTGCTTCAGAAGAAGGTTTAATAACTCCTTTTGTTTTAGGCCTTCTTAATGCAGTATCGTCATTTTTCTGATTTTTAAAATCGTCCAAAGTTAACGCAATTTCTCCCTCTTCGGCAGTCATGGCACGTTCAGCTAATTCTAACCGTTTAGCAGGAGGAGAGGGCGCTATCTCAATACCCTCGGATTCCAGACTATCCAATAAGGCTTTTTTACTTGTGTAATCTTTATCTTCTTTTGGAGGGTTAGCTATTATTTTCTCAATAACTTTTCTACGTTCTTTTGGTCGTGAAGAACCTTTAGGTGTTGCTCTCTTTTCAACCATTAAACTATCATCAATAACTTTTTCTTGTTCGGGAGAAAGTTCAAAACCTAGTCGGTTTTTAATATATGCAAGAGAACCTTGTTTAGATTTTACCGCTTTAGCTAACTCTTGTTGTTCAGCCTCTATCTCAGCCCTGACTTCAGCTAATGCTGCATCTTCTTTTCTTTTTTGTTGTTGGATTTCTGCTTGTGCCGCAACAGCTTGTCTAGCTTTTCTAAGCTCTCCCCTCGTAAAAGTCTCGCCTCCATACTCTACTTCTTCTGCATCACGAGCCGCAATTTCATCTTTTCTAGCTTGTTCAGCTTTTTTTAAAGCGGCTAGGGTTTCAGGTCTTACCTCTTCCCTAGCCTGTTTTAGTCTGTCTAGATAGGCTTCTACAGCAGGAGAATCTGTACCATATTCGCTTTTTATCTCCCCTATCGTGCTAGGAATGACCGTACCGTAGTACCCAGCTCCCGCAGATCGAGCTTTTTGAATATCCCGTTCTGCTAATTTAACTGCCTTTGCTTTTGCCTCTTTTTCAGCTTTTATTGTAGCTATTGTTTCCTGTAGTTTTCCTACTTTCTTTATAAAATCTTGTACTGCTTTTGCTGTTTTAGTTTCAGGTGCTTTTTTAGTTTCAGGTGCTTTTTTAGTTTGATCTCTTTTTGCTTTAGCAATTTTTTGTAAATCAGAAACTTTTAATTTGTTTATGTTTGCGCCATCTGGCAAAAATTCAGCAATATCTTTATCGTCTAGATTCTTTAGATCTTTTCTATTGGCCCTGTTATTCCATGCTTCTTCTACTTTAGGTGTATTAAACCCGAACCCTGCTGTATCTGCATCTGTTTCTGTTTCTTCTTTTTTAACATCTGGTTTAGTTTTTGGTTTGCCTTTTTTTGCTTCTATAGCATTTATAACCTGTTGAGCTTTAACAGGGTCTTTTTTAATTGCATTGTCAACAGAGGTGCGTAAACTTTCAAAGCCCCCCCTTTCAGCATCCATAAGTGTTGCTAATTCATCTTTTTGGTCATAACTTAGTTTCCCAGCGCGTTCAATAAGTGCATCTGCATCTGCATCTGTTTCTATTTCGTCTATAAGATTATTAAATCTAGGTTCGTCATTTAAAATAGCATCTACTAATTGGCCTTTAGCTTTAGGAATTCCTGTAATTTCTTCTAATTTATTTTTTTGTTCCTCAGTTAAAGCATCATATCGTCCTACAGCATTTCGTTCAGTTTTTGTAGTATCCGGTTTAGTTTTTGGTTTGCCTTTTTTTGCTTCTTTTGTAGCACCCGGTTTAGTTTTTGGTTTGCCTTGTTTTGCTTGATAGTTATCAAAATTTTTATCTGCTATTTTTTGAGCTTCTTCTCTATAAGCAGCTTCAGCTTCTGGCCCAAGGTTTCTGCCTATAGTTAAAGCCATATCATCTCTTTCTCTATCAAATATTGCTAACTCACCTCTAGCTTTCATATCTTGCCGAGCTTTTTTTCTAGCAACTGTGATTGGATCGTCAGCATCTTGTATTGCTTGATCTAATGGATCGTCAGTATCTTTTGCTTCTTGATCTAATAAAGTATCAACAACATCTTCGGTTGTTGCTTTAATGGGTTCAGGGGCTTTTACAGAACCTTGTAGATAAGGGTTATTGGCAATAGCGTGGTCTAAACGAGCATTAATGTCAGGGGAAAGACTCTCATCTGCAAATGTCGTATTTAATAGTCTTTTAATTTCAGCACGTTGTTCTTCATCTAATAAAGATAGGGATTTATTTTTATTTGCGTATGCAAAAAGTTCTTTAATCCTATCTGCTATTTCTCCTGTTTGTGGAGCTTTTTTGCCTCCTAATATAGCGGTTATTAACGCGGGTAGTTCACTTGCTTCATCAATAGCTATTTTTTGTTCAACTTCTTTTTCAACTCTTTCAGCTTGCTCAACAGATGTAAACCCACCGGGGATTTCTTTGCGATATTGTTCAGGAATTTTTTCCCATCTTGTATATAAATCTTTTTCTGCTAATTTTTTCTTTGCGTCATCTAACTGCTTACGAACTTTCCGTATGTTTTCAGCGTCTGCTTGAGTAGCTGGATCTTCTAACCTAGCTTCCAGTTCAGCAACTACCCCTTGTAATTGTTCGACCTCAAGATTAACTTGTGCTGATACTCCCTCCGGCCCTTCTTCTTCAGCAATATCGGCAAGGGTTCTACCTTCTTCATCTAAAGGACGGCCTTCTTCTTCTCGGCGTAATTGTTCCCTTGGGGACGAAAGCGTATTTAACTCTGCTTGTGTTTCTTCTTTTTGCTTTTGTAGATCTATTATCGTTTCTGGGTCAGTTTCATTCGCTATCTGGTTTTCTATATCTGTTAACTTACTGTCTAATTTTCTTACTTCTGGATCTATCTGTTCTTGATACTCAAGGTCTTCCAGATATTTTCTTTCTTCATCAGCTTCCCGCAACGCTTTTTTTGCTCTGGAACTTTCATAGGCACTTGAAAGCCCCCCAAACGGGCCTCCCCCTACAGTTCCCTGCACTATACTTTCTACAATCCGATCCATTTCGTCAGAACTAAGTGCTTCCCAGTTGTCCATTACAATACGTTCTGCAAGAATGCTAATTGCTTCTTGCCCGCCTTCAGTAACCCCTTCTAATGCACCTGCTTTTCCGGTTCCCCATGCCAACCCTCTAAGCACAGAAGGTTTAGCCCCACTTCTTTCTAGTACTTTTTTAACAACTTCCTGTCGTAAAAGCGGGTTTTGAGATATAGCTTTACTAACTTGGTAGGGCAGTATGCTGTCTAAAGAAGCGGCTACAGCACCTGCAAGTAACGATGTTCCGGGAGCAAAAGTCCCAGTTCTTTCATATATGTTATTAAAGACTTCAGGGGCATTAAGTGCGTAACTTCCCATAAAAGTAGAGGCATACAAGGCTTTTTTAGCAGCTTTCTCGCCTACTTGTTTAATAAGTTTTTGCCCTGACACATTGTTTCTAAAGTCTATTTTATCCTTATCAGCACCTTTATCCTTAAGCTCCTTTACTCGTTTATCAACTAGTTTTTTTGCTTGTTTTTCAGCCGTTTTTTTAGCAACCGCACTACCTATACCACCCGTACCTATAATGCCTAGTAAATTAGGTACTTGTTCTCCAACAACCTGTAAACCAAATTTAACCGCATCTCCTACACCTGCTACTTCTTTATAGGATTGAAATTCCGCAGGATTGTTTGCAGCAATCGCTTCTTCTGTTGCCATATTTTCATTAATCTGTTCTGTAGCATAATCCCGTAACGCTTCGGCGGCATTATCCGCCCCTACTGTTTCTGCTATGGAAGCTATAGTTGAAGCACCTAATGCAGGGAGAAGATCTGCTGCGGTAGATGAAAGCCGTGTAGCCCCCCTCCTAATCCCCCGTACTCCTGAAGAAAGGAACCCATAATCAGGCCTAGTTGGATCTCTTTCTTCATCAAAATCAGTAGGGTCAACAGCAGGGCCAGCAGCAGGGCCAACAGCAGGGTCAACAGCAGGGCCAGTAACCAAATTAGGTTGTGTAGAAAAAGGCCTTGGTGGAGGAGAAAGCCTTGGTGGAGGAGAAGGCCTTAACTCGTTTATAGCTCTTTCTAAAACTTCATTTTGAGAAACACCTTCAGGTGCAGTTACCCGATGCCTTCTTCCTGTTGGGTCTTGTACTATATATACAGGCATTAGTTAGCACCTAGTAGGAAGCAAGTCCTACAAGACCGCCTTTTTTATAACTACCGCCGTATAAGCCTGTTTGTTGCTGAAATGTTTTAAAATATTGATTAACCATAGCGTCATAATTCCCAACATTCATACTTTCTAGGGCATCAGCCATTCTTTTTGCTGAATAAGAAAGAGCAAGGTTTTGCATTGCAACATTCGATTGAAGTCTTTCATAAAGTTTTTGTCTAGCTTTTGTACTTTTTTCTTTGTCCCCACGTATAGCTTGTTCAAAGAGAGGAGCAGCACCTGAATCCATTTTAACAAATTGGGCTTTTAATGATTCTAATGTTTCTGGAGATGCCTCCATTAAAAATGGCTCAACGTATCGTTGTTTATGTGTTCCCGCCAAACCCTCCAATGTTTCTACATACCCATAAATATCCTTATCAGTAATTGATCCCTGATTTTTTGTTAATATATCTGCAATACTACTAGCATGGATTTTTGCTAAATCAGTGCTTCGCCCAATTTCTGCGGTATATATACTAGCCTTTACACTAGCGAGAGCTGCAGCTGCGGTTGTTGCACTACTTCTGTCTGTATTTCTTTCATTTGCAATACGATCTTTTGCTTTTTCAACCGCATTAAATAAATTTTCGTTAAGTTTTTCTCGCCGTTCATTTACTGTTTTTTGTGCGGCATCTGCATCCCCTCGTTTTAATTGGTTTTGTGCTTGCTTAATTTTGTCTATATCCCTATCAATTATTCTTTTAGCGGAATCTATGTCATCTAATTCCTGACTATAGCTTTTAAACGCTGGTGACATCCCTTTTAAAAATCTTGCTCCTGTACTATAACCTTGTTGCGTAAGATCTTTATCTAAAACTGCCCCTGCTAAATCAAAAAATACCTGAGATCCAGCTCGTTTTCTTGCTCCGGCATAACCCTCTTTTTCTGCTTCAAGTGATTCGAGTCCTTTTTTATACAAATTTGGGTCATATCCTGCGGCTTTACGAGCCGCTTCCATAGCCGCTAGCTCCCCTCCTTCTCCTGTAGCTTTCATTGGGCCTAAATCTAAAATACCGCTAACCTCTTTTTTAATACCTTGTGGGTCAACTTTTCTTTTCTCTGGAAGCGTTGCGAATTTTTCTAGGTTTTTAATGGACTCTTGTGACTCAAACTCATCTACAGGTATTACAGAAAACCCATCTTTTGTTACTGGCCCTGCTGCTAATAACCTATTTCTATCAAATTCAGAAGTCGTTGGATCATATGCAAGACCAGTAGACATAAAGTTAGACGGGAGTTCATCCTGCATAAAGGTATTAGGGTCAAACCCTGCCATTAAAAGATCCCTATAATCATCTTCGCCAAGAACTAAACCTGTATTTGCATACCCGATAATGCCACCTTCCCTAAAATTTTGTTCTGCTAGAGCTAAAGACTCTACCCCCCTGTTAGCCGATTCATTTCTTACATTATCTGCTACTGTAGGGGCAGGGGGTTGCATAGCTTGCTGCATTGCTTTTTGTGTATTTCTATCTTTTAGTTCTGTTAATGCTAATGAAGAATACGCATCATTTTGGCGAGATATTTCATCAAGCAGCTCATCAGGCATACGCTTCATCTCTTTATGTATTTGAGCAATATTTTTACCTGTTGTTGAATAACTATATCCTGCCATTGCTAGATACCTCTATGATCTAAATTGATTATACGCACCTAACCCGCCTAGACCCGCAGCTAACATTTCTGCGCCACCACTAGGGGTACGTCCATAGGTAATTTCAGAAGACTCCAATCCAGCGGGCAACCCACGAACAATATTACTATACCAGCCCAGTTGCTCTCTTGGAAAATCCCTCTGCCTAAGAAAATCTGCATAACGGGTATCGAATATTTTTTGTTGCCGCTGTTGCTGCTGCGCTCCTGCTCTTTGTTGAGCAGCCAATCTTTGTAAATCTGATTGTTGTTGTGTAAGCCCTAATCCAGTTAACCCTCTAGCTGAAGCTAATTGAGCTTGTCTGTCCCGTTCAGCTTGCGTCATCATAGCAGCCCGATCCCGTTCAGCTTGCGTCATCATAGCAACCCGATCCCGTTCTTCTGCGGTCATTCTAGCCTGTCTATCCCGCTCAAACTGTTGTTGTGCCATTCTAAACGCATCTTGGCTACCGCGAGCTTGTAAATCACCTACCGTATCTGTTAACCCTCGCATACGCATAGCGTCCATAACGGCTTGTCGAGATCCTCCAGCACTTCCTCGTCCTGCTGCGCCTAACTGGGATATACCAGCTTGCCGCTGTGATTCTTCCTGTGCTTTACGAATTGCAATATCAGTAACGGCTTGTTGGTAAGGACTCATATATTGTTTAGCTTGTGCTTCACCAAAAGTACCTGCTTGCGTAGTACCTGTGTCAACTTTCCCGCTAACATCTAATTGTCCTGCTGACCCTGCAATCTGATTATAAAGCCCTCCAGCCTGTCCAAATTGATCTGGACGTTTTAATTGCCCAATCTGCTTGAACGCTTTTTCTTGCATAGGGTCGAATCCAGCGACCCGTTGCCCTTTATATGGTTGATATTCTTCCCTTGAAACAGCTTGCGCTCTACTTGCAACATCCGTTACATAAGGCTGCAACCATTCAGGAATCGTTTCATTTTTAACAACTTGTGTTGTTTCTTTTGGGCCACCACCGCTCATATTACTACTCCATTAGAGTTTTCTAGTAAAAACTCTGGTATTTAAATCCCACCCATTCTCTATAAAATGTTTATTTAATTTATCTAAAGGCGATTTAGTTTCTATAAAATCACATCTGCAATCACGAGCTACCTGTTCAAAAAAAGAAGTGTGCATCACTATAGATGAATTACGTTTTAAACCTTTTTTAGAACACCATGCTAACCAGATTAAAAATGTATTTCCCCCTGTAAATTTGTCTGCCTCTATAGTAGTCACCGCAAAACTTTTATGCTCATCTATAAATAAAGTTGCTGACCCATTAACACATTCTGCATACACATCTTCTGGCCTATATGTTAATTGTGGTTGTGCATCTAATATCTCTTCAATACCAATTTTTACCCAATCCCATTCTCTTCTAATATCTGCTGCGAAAGGGGTACTCATACGGGCATCATCTCCCCCGCATTAATTGCACGAGGCTGGGATGTTTTACCTGTTCGCGCACCCCTAACCCTATCCATCATACCATATAATTGTTTTGCCCCTGCTGACGTTGACCCATTACCTAATCCTGACACAACATCCGCAGGTACAACAAATTCATCAGGCGATACGGCTGCAATATCTTTAGACCCTGTAATAGGAAGCATAATATCATCACTCATACCATCTCCCGGCCCTCGTGTTAACCCGCCACCTTGTAAAGGTACAAGTCCTCCTGTTCTATAAGTATATCCGGGAGGTGTAAAAGGTGCAGGGTCAAAATATAATCGCTCTTCTGAAAAATCTGCGCCAGCAGGATCTCCTGCAAACGGGTCAATAGAATCTCTAGGAGGGGGCATAAAACCGCCTTCAGGATAGAACGGTTGCTCTTTTTCTGCGATATCGTAAGGTTCAGGTGTTTTTGTATATTCATGTGCTGCCATAGACGCAAGACTAGCGGCAATAGGTGCTTTACCTAACGCTAAACCTTCAGCTCCTTTACCCGCAAGATTTTTTAATCCTTCACTACTAAAAGCTCTACCCATATTTCCAACATTTAATCCTGCTTGAGCAGAAGGAGATAATGTAGAAGACATACTTTTTGCTAACTCTCCGCCATATGCTCTACCCGGAGGCCCACCCAGCATTGCCATATGATCCGCAGTTCCTGCTGTAAACCCTGCTTTTCCTTGTGCTGTTTGTCTAGCTGCTTCCCCTGCTGTTGTACCTGCTCCTGCCCCTGCAAGTGCGTTACCTATTGAAGCACCGCCACCAACACCTAACCCCCATTTTGCCATTTGTGCTGTATCAAACCCCGTAGCAAGACCCGCGCCTAATGCTGCGCCACCACCTAAAACCCACGGATTAGCTAATAATGTTGACGCACCACCTGTAAATGGAGCTGCT